TTCACGCTGGGTAATATCCGGTGATGGAGCCAAGATAGAGGGGGATGGACAAATCTCCAAGAACTGCCAGTTCTACAGGCTGGTGAACGCACTGGTAGAATCAGGATTCCCGGAGGAAAAGCTCTCCGATAACATCAGGGACTCCTTGCTCGGAGTGGTAGCCCAGTGGGACATGACTCCTACTCCAACTGGTAAAGAGATATTATTACCCGTGGCTATCTATGAGTATGACTCAGGTAGTAAGCCTACCGCCAGTCCTGCTCCCAGTGAAGTAGACCTTACTGCTGTAGGTGTGCAGATGTGTAAGGACCTTATAGCCAGCGATGAAGATTCCACCCGGGCCAACCTTCAAGTCAAAGCGTTTGCTCACCCTGATGATGAGGTACGCTTGCCCTTGATGAATCTGGTAATGGAAGCATCATTCGTTGAGGCTCTCGGGCGGGAGGGCATTCAGCTAGACGGTGAAACTTTCGTTAATGCCTGATCTACTGGAGACCATAACACTAGACCTGAACCTAGCTGCTGATCTGGTCGATCCTCCACAAGATAGAGACCACAGCGTTGAGCATGTGTCGGACCTGATCAACAAGCTAGCAGGTATAGTGGGTCGTAGGACCTATGAGGGGGAACCTACTGAAGAAGCATGGAGAATGATGGCAATGGGGAGAATATCGGAGGCGGTGCTTAGGCCGATAATCACCCATCAGGCAGAGAAAGAAGGCTTAACCTTTATCCCACAGCAAGTTATGGTATGTGATGACGTTGTCGGGAGCTTGGACGGGCTACTGGTTTCGCCAGCCGGACGGGAGGCCATAGTTGAGATCAAATCTCGCTACGCCTCCCCCGGCGACCCAACTAATAATGCCAACGATACCCACTGGCGCTACATGCTTCAGACTATGAGCTACGCCTACATGGCTAGAGTCAACAAGGCTTGGCTGGTAGGCTTGTACTTTCCGAGGGGCGCTCCGGGAGTGGAGCTGAAGTTGCACCGCATTGAGTTCTCCGTTCCCGAGCTGATAGAAAACTGGCAACTACTTAGAAATTTGAGGAGGAATAATGGTAACGCTAGAGGACCTTAAAAATGTAGGGTTTGAGGACAAGGTAAGACTTATCCCCAAGCGCTCCATCGTATCCATAGAGGGACTGGAGAAATCAGGTAAGACTAGGTTAGCTCTTACCGCACCCGAGCCAATAGTCTATATAGATCTGGACGTAGGGACAGAAGGCGTGATCGAGCCGTTGATGAAGGACAAGCAGGTCCTGCTCTATCAGGTGGAGCAACCCTCCAAGCTGGGGAGCCCAACAGAACTAATGGACAGGTTCAAAAATACCTGGGTTGATATACAGAACAAGATAAATCAGGTGTTACAGCTAGAGAAGGGAACCCTAGTCATCGACACCTTTACCGAGGCTTACGATATATGCAGGATGGCGCATCTCGGTAAGCTGGCACAGGTACAGCCCCACCAGTATCAGGTCTGCTACGCCGATCTAAGGGAAATATTCAGGCTGGCCTACAAGAGTAGCATTAACCTGATCGTATTGCACAAGATGAATCCCAACTTCAACACCGGTATTCTGGAATACAAGGGCTGGAATGATGTCAGCTATCAGGTCCAGACTACTATAAGAACCAACCGGGATAACAGTGACAAGGGGCCGGAGTTCAGCGCCACGGTACAGGACTGTAGGCAGAAGCCCGAGCTAATGGGTCGGAAGCTGGAGGGTCCTTCCCTGAAGATGGACCTTCTACTAAATAGCATTCAGTCAGGTACATAAATGATCTACTTAACGACGGCACATAATGACAGGGACTTGGTTCGCTACCTAGCGGAGGCGAACCCGGTCCCCATCCCCCACGGGGATTTCATTTTTCAGGGTGTTGCCGTGGACGAGAAGGGGGAGTCCCTTTACCGGGTGTGCGGGGAACGGAAGAAAGCAATGGACCTTATTCAATGTATCAACGACGGTAGGCATATCAAGCAGGTAAGGGACGCTTTTAATGCCAAGCCACCTTTCACGCACTACTTCCTAGTAATAGAGACTATCTCCCGGCTCGGGCCCGACGGCGAATTTGAGTACAGGACGGGGACTAACTGGACCCGTACAGGCATGGCTTGGAACCGGGTTATGAGTTACCTTAACCAGTTGAGCTTCCTGATGGGAGTACACATATACTGGAGCAACAGCCCCAAGATGACAGCCGAGATAGTGCGCTCGGTTTATAACTTCTTTCAGGTGGAGGAGCATCACAGCCTGAAGAAGTTCCACTCCCCCGACGTTACCCTGCTTACTACTCCCAGTCTCCTACGCACAGTAGCCAAGGAATTACCGGGGATAGGATGGGAGAGGAGCCTCGCAATAGAACAGAGGTTCCCAACCGTGAGGGAGATGATCAACGCTACCGAGAAGGACTGGCAGGAAGTCGATGGGATAGGCAAAGTACTGGCTAAACGAATAACGGAGGCGCTGGGATGAGGCAGGTGAAATTTGTGTGGTGTCGGAAGCATCACGGTAGCGGTGTGTTTGTTCAGGCTAGACCTCCCTACAAGGACGATGGAGTAAGGGGATATCTGGGAGTCTGGCTCTGTACCCAGTGCGGAGGGTTAATGCAGAAAGTAGCGGATGAACAGTGGGAGGTGGTATATGGAACTGTATGAGATGAACAGGCTCTGTACTGCTTGCTCCCTGAGAGAGGGTTGCAAGGGTCCGGTTCCCTCCGTTGGAGCCGGTAAAGTGATGCTGGTAGGGGAAGCACCTGGGCGTAACGAGGACATCGGGGGCCAACCTTTTACGGGAGACGCGGGGAAATATCTCAATTCCCTGCTCTCCTCGGTGGGGCTGGAACGCAAGGATGTGATAATCACCAACACGGTCAAGTGTAGACCTCTAAGGAACAGGACACCCAGCCGGGATGAAGCCAAGTTCTGTGCGGATAGGTGGCTCAACCTTGAGGTAAACCTGAACAAGCCCGATATCATAGTACCTATGGGCAAGGTGGCGATAGAGCATTTCCTCGGGGAGAGCAATGTAGAACACGTACACGGTATACCGGTAGGGGGATCACCTATTATCCTTCCTATCTACCATCCCGCTGCTGGATTCTATGACACCAAGTTGATGAGAGCTATACAGTCAGACTTTGAGGCGCTGGGTAAGCTGGTCCGAGGGGAGGAAGTGGAATACCCGGAGGACAATATAGAAGCCAAGTACGTGGAAGGGGAATCGACTGGACTATTCTATGAGCCCACCGCCGTGGATACGGAAATAGTAGACGGCAAGCTCTGGTCCTTCCAGACTTCTACCAAGGAAGGGGAAGCCAGCTTTTATCCATCGGACAAGTGGGAGTTTATACAGGGGAGCAAGTCCATAGTCCACAATTATCTATACGATGCCCAGTGGATACCGCTCCCTGAGAATACGGACGATACCATGTTGATGGCCTACCTGCTGGGATTACCACAGGGACTGAAGGAGCTGGCTTGGAGGCTATGCGGTATGGAAATGAATAGCTACTCCGAGACCATATCAGGGCACAGAAAGGACAAGGCGCTGGAATACCTTAACCGTGCTTCCGGTATAGAGTGGCCGGAGCCACCAGAGCTGGAGAATATTACTTGGAACAAGACAGAGAACCGGTTGCAGGTACAGCTCAAACGCCCACAGCATATCAGCAAGAAGATCAAGCGGATCATCGCAGATGTAGTCGGAGGGAAACAGCTAAAGGATGGACCGGTGGACCCTTGGAGCAGGTGGCATCACATAGACCAGAGGGAGAGGGAAGAAGTGGAGGCTATTCTGGGACCCATGCCTGACGCTTCTCTGGAGGATATACCAAGGGAACAGGCTATCCAGTACTCGGCCAAGGATGCCGACGCTACGCTAAGGGTTTATAACAGGCTCTGGGAGATGATCAAGCAGAAGAAGCTAGGCTACGTTTACACTATGGACCAGCAGACCCTCCCAATAGCGCTGGAAATGCAACAGAACGGCATAGCCGTAGACGAGGACTACCTCCGAAATCTGGGTAGACATTACCTTGAGCAGATGGAGGCCAAGGCAGAGGAGATATTTGAGGCGCTGGAAGGTCGGAGGTTTAATCCCAACTCGGACACCGAGCTTCGGCAGGTGTTCTACATGGAGCTAGGCTTCCCCCCTACCAAGTTTACTCCGACGGGTCTTCCCTCCGTTAAGAGCGAGGAGCTGGCAAAGGTAGATCATCCGGCTGCAAAACTAGTGGAGGAGTACCGCCACCTGGCACATTTGAAGGACTCCTTCTGTGACGCACTACCTGATAAGATAGACGAGGATGGTCGAATACATACCACTATTAATGTTACCCGGACAGAGACGGGGCGCTGGTCCATGAAGCAACCCAATCTCCAGCAGATACCCGGCAGGTCCGAGCAGGGCAGGGCTATAAGGAAAGCGTTTACCAGTGGGGCTTCGACCAGTCTGGTAGCTGTGGACTATTCCCAGATCGAAATGAGGGTAGCCGCCCATCTGGCCCAGTGCCAGAGCATGATCGGTATGTTCCGGGAAGGAAGAGACATCCACTCGGAGACAGCTTCGCAGATATTCGGGATACCTCTAGAGGAAGTAACCAGTGCCCAGCGCTATCCAACCAAGGCTATGGGCTTCGGCGTGATCTATGGACTCACGGCTCACGGACTGCATAACCAGATGAAGGGCGAGGGGCTGGACGATTGGACCGAGACCCGATGCGATGAGTTTATCAAGTGGTACTATGATTTAAGGCCCGAGCTGCGAGAGTGGCAGGAAGGCGTTAAGAGGCAAGCCCGGCGGGACGGCTATGTATCCGATATGTTTGGCAGGATCAGGTATACTCCAGAACTCCTGTGCCCTATAGAGCGCTATCAGGGGGCCGGAGAGAGACAGGCGATCAATATGCCGGTCCAGAGTAGCGCTCAGGGTATATTGAAGCTGGCTATGGGGAAGATGCACCGGAATCCGGGTGTCCCCTTTGCGTGGCTGCTGCAAATACATGACGAGGTAATGGTGGAGGTAGCCGACAGGGACATAGCTAAGTGGGTAGACTGGGCTAGGAGCGTTATGGAGTCGGCTGTTTATATATCCGTACCTATACTTGCTGAAGCCAAGGTAGGAAAAAACTGGGGGGACATGGTGGACTTGACTAAGTACCATGATGGGAGTATTATTTAAACTCGGGGATACGAAATTGAGGAGGGACACTTATGGGACTACCTAACTTGAAGACCCAGCATCCAAAGGCTTACAAGCTTATTATAAGCATACGGGCGTCCAGGAATGCTAAGAAGGAATGGGAAGACAAGGACAAGGAGGACACTCCTATCCTAGTAGATATGCTTAACCATGAACTCAAGGAAATGGGAGAGGAAACCAAGGCAGGACTGAAGTTCCGGGCGGGGGACTTCGTAGTCGAAACAAAAAAGATAGAACGTAAACCCAAGCTCGACCATGAACTTTTCAAGGAAAACATTATACGGTCTATGGAAGCCAAAGGGTTACCAGCGGAGGAAATGATAAACAAATGTATGGCCGAGTCAATGGTTCCGCAGGACCCGTACACCCAATTATCAATTAAATAAGGATAGGGGTTTAATCCTCCCAACCACAGTCGATCAAGAGGGCTCACCGATCTCGACTGCTAATCCCCCGGCATGGGGCGATTCTAAGGGGTGAACCGTTTAACATGATGAAATTGGCAACTGTATTCATAACCAAAGAGTCGATAAGAATTAGCTGGGCACACAAGGATTAAGGCAACAGGGTGTCACTGGGTATTCCTCCCAGGATGGCACCCGCCCCTTATTTAAAGGAGGGACCAATGGAAGTAGATTGCACATTTTGCGGAGATATAACAGCAGACAAATGCCCCAGATGTTTTAAGCCCTGCTGTTACAGGCACGTTAATACACCTAAAAAGCTAAGAGACTGTAGAGTACCGGAGCAACATATAAGAAGGGTATACAGCAAATAAATCTGTTATAATAATCTCTCTGCTAGTCTTTAACATTTTTACTAGCAGAGACTTACTCTCCAGAAGGGTCGTAGTGCTACCATCTACGGCCCTCTTTTTATGCTATACTAATCCTGCGATTAGTTTGATGGCATAGCTAGTTGCTCTCTTATTGAAAAGGGCCTGTGATCATCATCCCACAGGTCCTTTTTTATTCCCACTTCACTTCCACATTCTATTTACGCTTCTTAGCTGCTTTAGCCCTCCTCTTACCCTCAGTAGTGTACGGGTAATGTTTTACTTTACCACTCGCTGTCTTGACTTTAGGCATACAACCCTCCTAGAATTAGGGTAACTGTCTTGAATCTAATCCCGCCTGATTGATTCAAGCTGGTCCTCCTCATGGTAATGAGCCCCCTTCGGGTGTCCCTCCAGAAGGGGGTTCTTCTTTTTATTCTTTCGGGGCATATCCCAGTAGTGAGAACTGCAACGAGGGCACTGGGTTGGCAAGGTTTTTCTCCCGGCCGTCCATGAGTACTCGCATCTAGTGCAGTCTAATGTCATCCAACTTCAGCTAGCAGGAAGGATACGTGGTATTCACTGCGCCTTCCCGCCTCCTTGAAGGATTCCTGCTTCTGCATAGAACCGGGCAAGAAGACAACCGCCCTGCTCTCCCCATCAGGGGTATAGAAGTTTATGTCAGCCGCCGAGGCATTCCAGTTATCAAGCTGGTTCAAGTCTCCCTTGACCCTTCCCCCTTCAGCCCCGCTTAGTAGCGATTGGTTATCCGCTAGGTAAAGGGTAACCGGGTATATCTTGGTAGGGTCTGGATGCACCTGGCTGATCATCCTTATGGATATGATCTCAGGCGGGGTTGAAGTAGCTGATGTCTGGGCCGGGGCACACTTAATCTCGATCACCTTGCCGGAGGTCCCAGCCGGGAAGTCTATAGTCTGCAAGGGCGATACGCTAATAGTGTCCCATGATACCCATGTGGTTTCCCCGTCTAGCCTGTAGCTGAAAGCCCACTGCCTACCATTAACGCCCAGGTTCTTGGACTCTACCTCCATCTTGGAGAAGTGCTTACTTACTCTGGGGAGGTTAGCATCATAGCGTAGGAAGACCGCTTCGGCATCCGTATCGTCAGCGTAAGCGTCGGACTTGTCGTTCTGGCCTACTGGCAGGAACTTGGGTGTAGCTGATGCGCCTGACTCCGTATAGCCTAACCATATGCGGGAGTGGTCATTAAGAACGCTGTCGTACCATAAGGTCGTGCGGTTATCATTAAACGTCTGGTCTGTAGCTGCTGATACTTCGGTAACCTTGTTCCATGACCAGTCTGTTACTCCGTCTATGGTTACCATGTTTCCAGCTAGCACATAGATGGTCTCAACGCTGGGGTCTTTGAGGGCCACATAAAGGGTATCCGGTGTTCCCGTCATAGCGAGAACCCTGCCATGTAACTCGGTTCTCTCTTCGGCGGTTAGCTTAAAGCTTATGTCGGTAGCTACTCCCTGCGCCACGTTGTAGGCAAGCATTCCCCCGTGCCCCATTGGCAGGAAGACCAGCTTGTTCCAACTGTAAATACCGAGGAAGTTATTCGGATGGTTCTGGTTCCTGAATCCAATAGTCAGGTTACGCAGGAAAAGCCTACCACCCTCTTCCAGAGGCTCATAATATTGCTGCCATAAGCCATTGGTCTTCGCGATCAGCAGGGTATCGGTATCCTCGTCTACTATTAATCCGGTTATAGGAGAGTCCTGATCCCCTACCGCAGTAGCGCTGGACCATGATCCCGAGTTGCTGGGGTCTGCGCTGCTTC